CGAACCAGAACTGTTGTAATCACTTCCACCTAGTTGCAGATAACTATTTGCTGTTGTAAATGTTGTAGGTGAAGAACTGCTTGCACCTCTGTCAATTATTACCTTTGCAGATGTGGCGCTAGTCCCTATGCCGACGTTGCCTGCGCTCGTGATGCGCATGACTTCGGTGTTGTCAGTGAACAGAGTCAGGTTCTTACTTGAATCGTATCCAACATACCCACTGTCACCATCTGCTTGACCATTTGAAGAAAGCTGGACGTAGACTTGCGAACCTCCAGCTTCGAACTTTCCTGCTGTGGAGATTCCACTTGCTCCAAGGCTATGGAAAGTTCTTGAAGGCGTAGTCCCAATACCCACGCCAGTACTATCAATAATCATACGCTCAGTACCAGCAGTATCAAAGCGTATCTTGTCCTCATCACTGGACTCTTCTACTTGTACTTTGGTATCACCATCAGCATCCTGTAGAATAGAAGCAGTATTGATTGTAGTAGTGTTAAGTGTAATAGCTTCTACAGCAGAACCAGTAGGAGGTGCAGTAGAGAATGTTAAAGTAGTACCAGAGACACTATAGGTGCTTTTGTGTTGAGCTACACCATCAATAGTTACAAAGGTAGCATTCTCATTAACAGGAGCATTAGTAAGCGCAAGTGTAGTATCAGAACCATCACCTGTCATTGTGTCAATACTAGGTGCTACTCCACCACCACCGCCAGCAATAGCTCCCCAAGCGTCTGTGTAGCCTTCAAATCCACCTGTAGTGCTATTGTATCTAAAGTATCCAGCAGCAGGACTTCCGGGTCTTTGTGCAGTAGTACCTACAGGTACGTGCATAGCGTCTGTGGCTGAACCAACGTCTAAGGATACATCAGGTGATGCGTTAAGAATACCTACACGATTGTTACTAGAGTCTACCTTCAGTGTGTTTGTATCTACAGTGACATCACCAGAGACTGTTAAGCTGCTAAGTGTGCCTACACTTGTAATGTTAGTTTGTGCAGCAGTGCCTAGAGTACCTGTAATAGCACCAGAGGCTCCTAAAGTAGTAAAGCTACCAGCAGCAGCGGATGAGCCACCAATAACAGTACCGTCTATAGCTCCACCATTGATGTCAGCAGTAGGTATGGTAGTAGTGCCTGTGAATGTAGCTCCATCTACAGGTGCTTTTTGACTAAATTGCTGTTGGATATTAGAAGTTACACCATCAACGTAGTTTAGTTCTGCTGTAGTGGCTGTAACACCATCTAAGAGATTTAGTTCAGCAGTAGTGCTTGTCACACCGTCTAGAATGTTTAGTTCTGCTGTAGTGCTGGTAACTCCGTCAAGTATATTTATTTCTGCTGTTGTGCTTGTGACACCATCCAGGATGTTAAGTTCAGCAGCAGTAGAAGTAACGCCGTCTAAGATGTTAAGTTCTGCTGCGGTAGACGTTACGCCATCAAGTATGTTTAACTCAGCAGTAGTGCTGGTGATACCGTCCAGTACATTTAGCTCTGCTGTAGTTACTGTAGCACCATCCAGAATTTCTAGTTCTGCTTCAGTAATAGTAGCGGAGCCAATAGTAAACGAAGTACCAATAGTAGGTGTGTTAAGGGTAGGTGACGTAAGCGTCTTATTGGTTAGCGTCTGTGTGCCTGCTAGAGTAGCTACAGTAGCATCAATAGCTAGAGTAACTCCAGTACCTGAAGCAGTAGAGTCAATACCTGTGCCACCTAAGATACCTAGAGACTCAGAGTCCAAGTCAATGTCAATGCTTGCAGAACCATCAGTTACATCAAGATCCTGTGCAGTTACCTGTGAGTCTACGTAGGCTTTGATTGACTGTTGTGTAGCTAGTTTAGTTGCACTGTTGGAAGACATATCGTCTTCATCTTTAATACCAGTTACAGTAGCTCCGTCACCAGCAATGTTAATGCTAGTGTTAGCTACAATGGTTGTGCCTGTAATAGCAGCAGCAGTAGATGCGCCTACAGTAGTACCGTCTATAGCACCACCGTTTAGATCTACAGTGGGTATAGTCACAGTACCTGTAAACGTAGGGCCAGCTATGTCTGCTTTAGTTGCTGATGCAGTAGCAATGTTATTGAACTCTGTGTCAATCTCAGCGCCTTTAACAATCTTAGCAGCGTTACCTGAAGGTAGTGAGTCCTTTGCTGCAAAGTTTGTAGTCTTAGTATAATTACTCATTAAATTGTTCTACCTATGAATGCTTCAATGTTTACATCTTGTATTGAAAATGACTTGTCATTAATCGTGGCATCTAGACCAATAGTGACTACTCTACCAGATCCAGTAGCTTTAGTCGTTGCTTTGTTTACAATGATAGATGCGTTGTACTGCGAGGTTGCTACGTTGTACTCAGAGATACCGTACTCTGCAATAGACGCATCGTCTACTGTTAACAGTTGCTTGGTATATCCTTCAGTATAATCGTAACCCCAGTTTAACAATAGGTCTGTGCCTTGACCACCTACAATAGTAAATGTTATTTCTTTTAGAATCTTTAGCTTACTAGCGTCACCAAATGACAAAGCATTAGTGTAATACTTCATTGTGTAAGTAGAAGTATCGTCTAGGAAACCAGAGTATTCATTGATACCTTTAGAGTTACCAAAGTAAACTTCATTGTTGTCTGTAGTTGTAGCACACAAGATACCAGTAAACGGCCATGTAGTTACCCTACTAGCTCCATTCTCTAACTTACCACGCATGTCAAAGCAGAACACAAGGTTGTTAACTTCAGGTAAGATCAGCAGATAAAAAGCATTCTCTTCGCTATAAACTGCTTTAATGTTACCTGTCTCTACTGCCGCTGCCTGTACTAAGTCATCACGTACATTTACAGATACGTCACCAATAGGGTTAGACTTCTCTTGTATAACTCTGCCCAAACTACGGACACCAGAGTCAGACAAGAATATAAGGTCTGATCCTGTGGACTGTACGCTGTCTCTAGCAATACAGCCAATGTTAGTAATGACATCAGCTAGTACCATACTAGAAGGTGAACTAGCACCAGAGTACAGGATAATACTACGCTTACCAAAGATAACTAAAAAGTCGTTAAACTCTGATAACGCTACAATCTCATCATGACCTGTAGGCCATACAGTTGTAATGTCTAAGGAACCTGAAGAACCTCCTGTCCACGCATGACCAGATAGCAAGTCAGACCAGTAAACAGTATGTTTGTTACCGACAACATCAGCAACCCATACACGGCCAAAGGCTGCTAGAGCTTCATTGGCTTGCGGTGGTGTACCTGTAGCGTGACTGTGGTCACTAAACTTTTCTAATACTCCACTACCAGACTCATCAGTGTAAATAAGTGGCTCTTGCCCACGCTGCCAAAAGTAAGCATGGTTATTAAAGTTTATGATCTTCCAATTGTTAGCACTGACTGTATAGCTACCGGGAGTAACATCAGTAAGTGTAGTAGTGCCTGTAAAGATCTTGTTGTTGCCAGTAGAGAATACTGTCTTATCACCGCTATGGTCTACAAACTCAAAGATAGACTCAATGCCATCACTAGATCCTAAAGGCGTAGCACTGGTCGTTAATTTCTTCAGACCCTTACGCGCACCAATACGACCAAACTTGTCTATCACCATGTTCTCAGCAATAGCAGCAAAGGTAGCGTCTTGAGCTACAGGAGAGTCCTGTGTGTTAAGACCCTTGAACCCCGGAGCAGCAATGTATATGTGTTCTCTGTTCTGAGCCATTAGGGAGTAGTCCAGATAAACTCTTCAGGATTCTTATAGGCATCTAAAGCAATAGCATCAGATAGATGTTTGTCTGCAATCAAGAAGTAATCCTGTGCTGTAGTTCCACCAGTTTCACCACGCTCCCTAGCCAACAAAGCTACAGCGTTGTGTACTATAGCATTCTTAGGTAAGACTGTAGTATCTGTATCTAAAGACAGTTCATCTTCTCTAGCAATTAAATCAAAGCGTAAGTTAAAGACACCTGATGGTTTAGGGTATACTTTTACTTTAGTATCACTGTTACCATCAATACCACTAAAGGTATATGAGTCAGGACTACCAGTTACTTCACCAGAGATGTAATAAGCATTGTTAAACCAGTTAGGTGACTCATAACGCATAAAGAAGTTTGATGTGTCGTTAATGACACTATATATTCTAACACGTTCTCCAGCGTTTGTCAAGCTATATTCTGTAGTATCTGCTACAGTAGGTACTACAATAGTTGTACGTAGTGTAGACCACTGATGTGAGTCTTCTACAATCTGCTTTGCGTCGTTAACAAAGTCACCTACCATCTTGCTGTAGGTGTTCTGTGTAATCGTGGATACTTCTTCTTCTCGTAGCCTACGTAGTACCTCGTTGACTATGTTCAAATAACTGGTACTCATACTATATTCCTAAACATTCCTTGAGGTGCTGTATAGCCTCTAAACCTTCTGCGTTCTAAAAGACCCGGATCTGCGTACTTAGACAGGTAATCACTGAATAGTCCTTCGCTTATTTCACCAAACTCAGGAGCTTGAAAATCAAAGTCTAAATCTACATCTGCATCTACACTAGGAAGACCCATTGATCCTGCTTTAGGAATATCTGGGCCTTCAGGAGTCGTGCCTGTAGGAGCTTCAAAAGCCTCAACAAACTTTTCAACTGCTTCTTTAGGTGGCTGTAAAACAGCGTCATCGAAAGCAGATCCTGCTGTTCTTACGTAGTCCTCAATCGCTTTTATCTGCTCAGGTGTCTTATCTGGCAGAGAGGACAATAGTGCTTCAATTGCCTCTTTAGGCGGCTGTAGAACAAAGTCATCAAAAGATGATCCTGCCTCTTTGATAACATCTCCAATGCGCTCTATAAACTCAGGAGTATCTATATCAATACCTAATGTACCACCTTTACGTACATATGTGCCAAAACCATCCATCAAAGCACTTTCAAAGTCTGCTCCACCTGCTAATCGCCTTTGCATCTTAACAAGACCAGCGGTCATATCGTCACGCTGTATTCCACCGTATTTAGCGTCTAGTGTTTTCTGATCTAATCCTAGTTTATCTAACGCTTTATTTGTAAGCTGTGAACCGTATAAATCTACAAAGCCACCAAGTACATCGTCATTTACGGCAGCATTTACAAACTTAGCTGTGTTTACAACCTTATCAAATCTCTCTATGTCACTAGCAGCTTTAGAAGCCCCTGCTAGCAGTTGTTCACTTTGGGCGCTAAATGTCCCTTGTAAAGCTAGAGCTTCTGCTCCTTCAGCTACCTGCACTAATCCCTCTCTGTAACCCCCAGCACCCGCTAAAATAGCAGATCGTAGGATGTCACTAGTATCTCCTCCAGTAGCCAATGTTGACCCAGCAGAAGCTACAGCAGACCCAACTGCATTAGCTAGAGGCGCTGACATAGACGTACTAGCGGCAAGATAGCCACCTAGTGCGCTTCCTGCTCCAGCCGTTGCTACCATGATTGCTAGAGCTTTTAAGCCGTCCTGTACCCCAGTATCTTTTACTTCTTTAGTTCTAATCTCAGAAAAGCTAAGAGGATCGTAAAGATATGTAGAACCGTCTGATGTTTGACGGAAAGGAGTTACGTCATACTTTGCGTACAACGACTGTACCATAGGGTCTCTATTGTAAGCCTCTACAAGAGCATCTTGATAGGAAAGATCTTCTGTAGTTTGTAAGAAAGCTATTTGCTCAGTAAGGATAGGCTTAATAATTGATTGAAACTCTGATATTTTTTCTTGAGAAGCGCCAGTATGCTCTCCGTAGTTTCCACCAAAGTCTTCGATAGTTTTATCAAAGGCATCCGCTTGTACATCATAACCATAGTAATTGCTAACAGCCTGCTGTGTGCCCTGTTGATCAGTAATTGCTATGCTGCCATAGACATCTTCTGCTGCTTGCTGCTCTGGTCTACCCTGCCAGTTTGCTAAATAAGTAGGAGATGCTGTTTCTCTAAGATAAGTTTCTGGGTCTACTTGTATTGCTGATAAGTTACTCTGGAATGACTGATCGTAAAAATCATCTACTTTATCAACATCATCTATTTTGTCGTAGTCCGCGCCTTTTTGTAATCTTTCTTTATACTGTTCAATACCGCCAGTAAGAGTATAATAATTGTCTGTTCCGGGGCTTATTTCGTATGTAGGAGTAAATCCCATAGCCGCAGGAGTCCCCGCAAGATCAAAATCTATAAGATCAAATAAATCGTAGTCAAAAATACTAAAATTTTCAGGAATAGTAAAGTTTGTTGACATTAGCTACCTATTTCCTAGTTTTTTCAAATGAGCGCATAGCGCCTAACCCTAACATACCCATAAGGACAGGCATCATAGTTTCTAGTGGTACTAAAGGTATAACAATGTCTATACCTGCTAGAGCCAATACAAAGTTAGAAAACGGAATTGTGATAAAGTTACCAAACATGCCTAATCCACATGTCCAGCCAATGAAGGGTCGCCATCCAGAAACAAATAAACTAGAGTGTCCTGCCTCTACTTTGTTTACTTCTAGCTGACCTTTAGCTAACTCTTGAGCATGACGCTCAGACATGGTAGCAATCTCATGAGCCAAAGCATTCTTCTGGTCTTTGTCCTCAATAAACTTATCAAGTAACCCTGTTACTGGGCCGACCAAACTAGCTACTATGCTCATACTTAGCTACCTCAATAAAACTAGGGGCCACCGTAGCAGCCCCCAGTTAGATGGTTATTACTTAGGAACAACCAAAGTCAAACCTGACTCAGGGCGAAGTACGCTTACGCCGTACAAAGTATCTGAGGTAAACAGGTTAGCAAGGAACTCTTGCTTGTACTGAGTCTGAGAGCGAACACCCAGTTGTTCAGCCATTACAATTGCATCTTTCTGGATCAACAGAGCGCCCAGAGAGTCTACAGTTGAAGCAGAGTTAGCAGCAGCAGTTTCAACAACAGGGCAGTTAGTGCTAACAAATACGTCAATGCCGTACAGTTGTCCAATCTGACCGTTGGTGACTTGACCGTTGTTTACGAAGTCAGAGCTTACGTAACGATCAATACCCATAATGGTGTTGCGAACTGAAGGAGGAATAACGAAGCAGCGATTTTCCATAGGAACATCAGCATCGTCCAGCTTCTGAATGATAGCGCGGAAACCAGCGTCAGTAAATACGTCAGCAGTTGTTACCGTGTCAACAGCATAGGTCGTAAGACCATTAGTAGCGTCTACGAAGAACGTACCACCATTGTTTGCATAAGTTGTAGAAGACGTACCAGCAGAACCAAGGCCAGTAGCCAAGCTATGCAGGTCAGTGTCAACTTGCTTCGCCAAAGCGTAGCCAGCATCTTCCGTGTAGAACTGACGTAGTGAGCTAAGAGCCTGTACGTCGGTAATGTCTTCAATCAGACGTGAGTATTCAAAGTGCTTGTCAATAGAGATCTGCACTTCACCTTCCGTAGCGTTCTGAACCGTTACAGCAGTGTTCTCAGCTTTAGCGTGAGCGTCACCACGGACAGGCTTAGGCACATGGATTGTGTCGCCTTTCTTACCAGCCATAGACATCTTCTTGACAAGGTTTGCCAAGACGAGGTTCTTTTGGTACGCAGCAATAATCTCGTCACTCCAGATTTCTGGAATGAAAGTAGCTGCGCTAGTGTTGTCAACGAACCCGCCAGTTGCGGGATATGTGGAATCAGTCATAATAAATATCTCCTAAGATATACTATCTGACCCGTTTCTCTGCATATGCCTTCATGATCTCTGGTTGTAGAGCAGCATAGCGATCAGGGTCGTTTCTCATAAGGTTAATAATGTCTGCGCGTCGGTAGATCTTCTTAGGTGCTGATTCAGTGCTACCACTAGCATTGCCAGTAGAAGCTGCTTTAACTGCTTGCTTACGGGATTGCTCCTCTACAGCGGCAGTCTGCTGTACAATGTTCTGTCGCTCTTTCCATAAGCTAAATAGCTCATCAGCGGACTCACTATCGTACTGCTGGTCTGCTGCTACAAACAGCTTAGTCCTAACATTGGACGCTTTAATCCACTCAGCAAAGTTAGCATCTTGCAAGATCTGTTGCATGTCAGGATGCTTACGTTGTAGCTCTGCCATTGCGGTACTTGCGCGATACTGTTGTGTGAGTGCTTCAGCTTCCTTAATCTTAGGATGGTTCTGAATCGCCCTATCTACAGCCTTATCAGGGTCTGTAAACCAATCTACTTCTTCGTCTTGTTGGGGTGCTTCTTTAGTATCTTCTGTGAGTTGTGTCTGGATATACGTATCAACAACCTTACGTAGCTCGCCTACTTCAGAACTCTGTCGGCCCAATAGCTTCTCAGCTTCTTGGTGCATCTGTACAAGTTCTTCAGCAGACTTACCTCTGTACTTGTCGGGGATCTCAGGTTCCTGTGGTTCAGGAGTTTCCTGTTGTTCCTCTACTTGTGCAAACATATCTAGTTGCTGTTCGTTCTCTTCTTGGTTATCCTGCTGACGCTCAGGTTCAATAATCTTAGCCATTATTAACTCCGTACCTTAGTATTGTGGAGATGTTTAGTATGAAGGTTCTCTAGGAGGTTTGCCTTCGTTCATATGCCATGTGCTGCTCCCTTTTTTTAACCCACCTATCATGTGCATCAGGGAAGTCTCCACTAATGCCTTCAAGGTTAGATCTCACTGGGGAGATAACACGTTTAGCGTCCAAGCCACAACTGCACCTAGAAGTTGTGACATCAGACTTAACTAAATCTTCAAACATTTTGCCGCAAGGACATCTAAAATCAAACAGCCTCATCAATAGAGTCTTCTGATTCTGCTTGTTCTTGAGCGTTTTCAATCTGTGCTTCAAGATTTAGTATGGTTGCTAGGATAGCTAACTGACCTTTTCGAAAGTTCAAGTTATCATTATCCGTAGTCATTTCTACTGAGTTGATTTGTCCAACATTACCTTGTAGGTCAGAGATTAACTGTTTCCAGCCTTCTGATCTAAACATAGCAAAGTAGTTGTTGAAATATGTTTCTAACTCTTGAGTCATTGTATTTTACCTTTGTTAAAGAATACTTGTGTACACTAATGTACCTATACATTATAGCATACTTTGACTCGTTTGTCAAGTGTTATTTTGTTAAATATGAAATTAAAAGTGCTAAGCACATAGGTACTAGAAATACCAGTACACCTATGACAGCACCTATCTCTCTAACGTCCTTCCAAAATTTCTTCTTAGCTGCTATTGCTCTAGCTAACTCTACTTGTTTAGCTTTTCTAGCCGCAGCCATAGAAGCCATAGCTTCTTGGTAAAGTTGTCCGTTACCGCTGACTGTAAAGAGATCTTTAATCTCTTGCATAGTCTCTTGTATTTGTTTCTTAGCTAGTGCAGCTTTAACAGCATCTGCTTCAGATAGCTTGCCTTCATTCTGCGCTCTAGCTAACTCTACCTCTGCACCTCCAAGAGTAGATAAGAAAGCAGAGATACTTGAGATGTCATTGGTAGTCTCAGCTACACGCTTGATAGCGGATGTAGCAGCATTGACACCAGCGACAATTGCACTTATCTCTGCTATCACTGTCAGCGGCCCCTACGTCCGCCTGTTGCACGAGGCTTCATGTTCTGACGCTTGCGAGCTTTAGATGCCGCTGCTCTACCTTTAGGGGTGTAGCTGTATTTCTTTCCGCCTACCATTGGCATGTTACTTTCTCCTTGATTTAGCGCCAGAACATTTCCAACGCTTACGCGATAAGTTATTGGGTGTGTTAGGGTCATTCTGCTTCTTTTTAGGAAGACGCTTCTTGATACCTAGTGACCTCGCACAGTAGCTGTCGCCCTTACTGGTTCCCGGCTTTACTCTAGGGCCACCGCCTTTAGCCTGACCTGCCTGACCGTAAGAGACTCTCCTGCCGCTGGAAGTCACTTTTACTTTTGCTTTACCTTTACGTGGACTAGGCATTACGCCGCCTTCTTGTTCGGTAGTTTCTTAACATTCTTTGCCTCTAACTCTTTAATCTTAGCTTCTAGTTCATCAAACTTCTTGTTGACTTGATCTACTATCTGAGTTAGTTCTGTACGTGTTACGACCATAAAGTTATCCTTGTCTCAGTTGGAGGGGTTGCTGTGGTTGCACAGGTTGCGCGGGTTGCTGGCGAGACTGATTTCTTAGGTCAATCTCTTTTTCTTTCAAGAATGTCTGAGCAACACGCATACGACGCTCAAACTCCTTGTCATCTTGGTCTCCGGCTTGCAAATTAGCTGTGACTGCCTTAATTTGGTCAATCTGTAGCTCCTGTGGTGCAAGCTGTGTCTCTACAGCAATCTTCTGCGCTCTAGCAGTAGACTCCTGTGCCTGACCGTTAAGTGCTGCTGTCTGTGACTGCTGGAAGGCCATCTGTGCCTGCTGGACAGCTTGTTGCATTTGCTGCTGTTCAGGTGTAGGCTGTGATGCCTGCTCTGCTTCAGCCAACTTAGCCATCAGTTCTTCACGGTTAGACAGGTTCATATTGTCAATGATTGACTGAATCAACGTGTTGTACAGTGGAGACTCTTGAGACATCGTTTGCAATAGCTGCACAAGTTGTGTTACTTCGTACTCACGAGCAATAATGCCTAGAGTAGACGTAGTGTTAAACTTGTAGTCCTTGACAGGATAGTTCTCTGGGTCAAACTGCATGTAACGACAAGCAGCCATCTTGACAAAAGGAATCAAGAAGGACTGTTGGAAGTTAATCAAGGTACGCTTGTGACGCTTGATGATTGCACCAAGGGACATACTGATACCAGCAGCCGTAGAGTCACCGTTGATACTACCGGGGATACCAGCAGAGTCAATAGCGCCTGTAGACATCTGAACCATCTTCTGTAGTTCTGCTGCCTGTGCAAATGTAATCTGACTCACCTGACCAAAGTTGAATGGGTTGATGACAGACTTAGGGTCTCCGTTGGTCAACAAGATCTTACCGGGGCGTACTTCCGGCCTAGAGCCTCTAGGAAGGCGTGTAGCGTCCATAGCCATCATTGGATGCACAGTTAGTGCTAGAGCATCAATACGTGCCCGAAGCTCTGTGTCAAGCGCCTTTTGGCTGTTGTAACCCTTTTCACACACACCACGTCCCCAGAACCTACCGGGAACTACATCCCAAGGGAAGGCTACTACAGGACGATCCTGCATCATGTACGGGTTAGCTTCTGCTTTTAGTAGGATGCCTCCATTAGCCACAACCACAATAGCTTCGACGTAATAGCTGGCATCTTCATCGTTCTCTGGTTCCTCTAGTTCAATATCAGCAATGTCTTCGTCATCGTCAAGCAGTGCTTCTTTCTCACCAATCTCTAGCAAGTAACGAGGCACAAGTCCATAGTATTTCGTTAGACGTACTTTGTCCTCGTCGTAGCTTGTAAGGTCTTGGTCTGGCTCAAGGTCGTAGTCACTAGCCGCCTGACCTACGTACACGCTCCTGTAGACACCTTCTTCCTGTAGCTGTTGTACCTTGTGTCGTGGCACAAACTCATCTACAGCAACGCCTATAGCGTCCTCAAT